CCTACCTAAACTCCAGAAGTGTTTAACCTCCGAAGTGAACGAAAGAAAGTTAAGAACTATCATTGGACTCGATACAGGACACAATCTTCATTACATCATGTGTAATAAACAAGGAGTATTCTTTAATGGTTACGTTCCTAGCGTGGCTGAAATGCCCATAGACAAGCGTGTAGGCTATGACCCTTATGATGAGATAGATAGACTGTTATTCGAGGATAAGACAGCCGTTCTCGTTGCTGACCAAGGTGGGGATTTGATTGGAGTTCGAAGGTTAGAAGCTAAATACAAAGGCCGAGTATTTCTCTGTTGGTTTACCAAAGAAACTAAGACTAAAGAGCTTATGAGATGGGGTGAGAAAGAAGAATACGGCAAAGTCCTCGCAGACCGTAACCGTGTCATGCAGTTAGCGGTAGACCAGATAAACAACGTCACAGTTCAATTAAACGGAACAGAAGAAGATTGGACTCCATTCTTTGAACACGCTCTGAATATCTACCGAGTCAAAGAGATAATCGGAGAGGATAACGACCCACAATATGGTTGGCGATGGGTGTGGAAACGGAAAGGCCCTGACCACTTCTTCCTTGCGTTCTGTTATGCTCTTATAGGCTTAAACAAATTCGGTGAAGAACTAGCAACATTTATTAAGCGTGAAGACGGAATGAAGTTCCCTACTGCTTCTACTACAGCAAATGGAATAATTCCTGCGAGGAGATATGGAATCCGTGCAGATTTTAACCAATGATTACTGTCGAACTTACACCTCAAGACGCTAAAGACTTTATACTTTTCAGAAAGTATCAGACACTCTTTGAGCAACTGGATAAGGATAAGACGCTTGATTTGCAATTCGGCAAGATAACTTTGAATTATGCCTTCGGAGAGTTGCAGAACATTGTGAAAGAGGCAATGGTGTATAAACGATAATATGAAAGAAATAATAATTGAAATCACAATAGCCTTTTTACTTATCAGTATATTTACTATTGGAGTTTTTTTCTTTTTGTCTAGTGACAATTTTAATACCACTTTATGTCGTAAAGGACATTATGAAGATGGAGGAATTACTATGAGAATCCAAGTCTTTGTTTGTGACGAAAAGTAGAGTAGACACTATTATCATTTAGGTGTATAATACCCTCATTAAAAGCTCATAACTGAAACATTCAGCGAGTGCGGTAATTCCGCATTCGCTTTTTTATATGAACGCAAAACATAAGGCATTGAACAATATTTCTAAAACCGATGCTTTCAAGAAGGGAAAAACTAGTGGCAATTACGGAACACATGAGGAGTCTGATAGAAAGGAGGCTGAATACAGAAAGCTTGCAAATGAAAGGCCGAGTAAATATAAAAGAATTGTTAAATAAATCTAAATGGACAGTTTTTCTCAAAACATAGAAGGTGTCGCCAATCTCGTTAATAGTGATGTAAATAAAACAAATCAAGAATCAGATTTGCAGGAGAACGCTATCGGAGAACAAATGGATGTTCTCGCTTTAGACTTATCTGATGAAGAACTCCTACAACTCAAAGACGAATACGAAGCGAACTGGAACTCATATGGTCCAAAGATAAAACCTCGTCAGGATAAGAACAAATTATACTATGCAGGCAAACAGCGTTCTAATGGCGTTGATACAGACGCAGTAATCTCCTCGAACTTAATCTTTGAAGCAGAAGAGACTTACATTCCACAAGCTCTCTCAAAGAACCCAGAGCCAGTAGTTTGGAGTGATAACACGGAAGAAGGCAAAGCGGCTTCAAATGACATTAAGACCATGCTTCAGTCGTTGGCTGATACTTTTCTCCTCCGAAAGAAACTTGGCTTAATGGTGAGACAACATTCAATCTATTTCATCGCAGTACTTAAATATGGTTGGGACAAGAAGACCAACGACATTTCAATCGAAGTTCGTAAGCCTCAGAACTTTGTTTTTGATAAAGATGGATATGTAGATGAGTTCGGAGATTTTCACGGTAAGTTCGTTGGAGAGAAATGTGAAACGACCGCAGAGAAACTTATCGAGGAATATCCTAAACACAAAGAGTACATTTTCCTACGAGTGAATGGAAAGCTCGGAACGAGTGTAAATTACACCGAATGGCATAACGATGAGTTCACTTTCACTACATTCCAATATAAGGTTTTGGACAAGCATAAAAATGAGTTCTTCAACTATCCTGACGCTAAAGGAACTTCGGCAACTCCGTTGATGAACCACTTTGCACAGCCAAAGATGAACTACACGTTCCTTTCAGTTTACTCTTTACAGGAACAACCATTTGATATTACAAACCTTATCGAGCAGAACATTGCCAATCAGAATCGAATCACGGATAGAGATGAGCAGATAAGTAAGAACCTAGCTTCGGCTAATAACGGAGTTATTCTAGACCCTACATACTTCACCGCAGAGACCGCCGCACAAGCTCGTGACTCTTTCTTTGAAGAGGGATTTATTCTTGGTAATCCAGCGGGCGTTAAACGACTTGAGGCAAATGAAATCCCCTCTTCCGTGTTTACTGCTCAAGAGAACGATAAGACCACGCTACGAGCAGTATTCGGCACTCAGGGCATAGCTACAAACTCGGATAACAAAACTGAGACAGCAAGGGGAATGATTCTTGACCAATCACACGACAGTACAAGAATCGGTGGTGGAATTGGAGACGCACTTGAACAAGTTGCACGTTCTGCTTTCAACTACATAACACAGATGATGTATGTCTTCTATGACGAACCTCACTACGGAGCTGTGATGGGCAACGGACAGGCTGTGGAACTTGCACAGATTCTAAACTCAAATATCAATCGCCATTTCGTGGTCTCAGTTTCTCCGAACTCAATGGCACCGAAAGATGAGATTTCACAGATAAATAACGCACTCCAGAGATGGGAGTCAAAAGCTATCGACCCTATTGGACTCATGAAAGAACTAAACGACCCAGACCCAATGAATTCTGCAAAACGTCTAGTTCTATGGTCCACCAATCCTCAAGCCTACGCTGCAACATATTTCCCAGAACAAGCTCCAGTTGCACAAGCTCCTCAACAAGGAGGAGGCAGTCCACCACAAGGCGGTGAACCTGTTACGAGTCTAGCAGCCGAACCTGCAAACGCTTCACTCAAAAATGTTCCGCTAAATTCACCAGCATGAGCAAAGCAAAATCCACCGCACTAGAGAAACGAAGATATATCGGCAGAAGTAAAAAGGAAGAAAAGCAGGTCTATCACAAAAATCACAAAGTATATCGAGGTAAAGGAAATAAAGGTTCAGGACATCAGGCAGGTGAAGGTTGGGGTGAGAGTAAAAAGATAGACCCCGAATCCCCAGTAAGAGTTTATTCCAAGAAAGGTCGGAGTCCATCGTTTGACCAAGGGGTAAGGAACTATAAAACGAAAGCACACAACAAAGCATTATCACAAGCAAAGGTCAGTAGGTTCTTTAACGAAGCAGAGATGAAAGCAGTTATTAATAAGAAAAAATTACCAGAATAAATATGGCAAAACAATTGAGTCAATTTGAGAATATGAAACGTATACATCGTTCAGGTGCATATAGAAAACACTCAAAGGAAGTGGCAGAAAAAGAAGCCAAATCAAAAGCATTAGAGGGGGCGAAGAGTGGTGGACTTATCGGCAAGTTAAAAAGCCAGATTGCAGAAAGTGAAAAAGCACGAAGTGGAAATTGGCGAGATTTATTAGGTAAGAAATAATTATGATCAAAGAATACATGGGTAATGAGAAGAAGGAGGAAAAAGGAACTATGAGGGAAGGTAAGGAAAAAGGTTCAAAGAAAAACTTCCCTTTTCATAAAGAAGGCAAAGGTGAACAGGTGAATGCAATTAGTATTAAGAAAGCAAAGAGCAAAGCGTTGGAGTCAGCAAAGAAATAGTTCCTTATAGGTGGCTGATGAGGTTACGCAACAAGTATTTGCTAACAATGGGGTTTAACCCCACCAGCCACTTAAAAGGTTGAAAGCATTATAAGTATCAAAGGTTTTCCTGATTGTACCTGAAACAACTTGCATAAAATGGATACAAATGACGCTGTAGGAGATTTTTTGAAGGATATAAAGACAGAAGATAAAGATGTCTTTAATCAGCCGATAGAAGTAAAGAAGGAAGTGGAAGAAGCCGAGAAGCCTATTCCATTTAACCAAGACCCGAAGATTGCCAAGTTCATTGAAAGAGAAGTTGAAAAGAAGCTAAAGGATTATCAGCCAACTGAAACTGAACGTTTCCAAGAGGAAACTAAAGAACAGTCGGATGATATTCTGGAAACTCTAACTCGTATTGTAGGTAATGATACTCCTGAAAAGATTTCAGCGGTTAAAGACTTACGACGAGCATTAGGCGGACTTGAAGAGAAAGGTGCTCAACGTGCCTTACAGCAACTCCAAAAGGAAGCCAATGAAGAGCGACAAGCTGAAGTAGATGCTCAAAATGAGTTGGCTGATGGTTTTGCAGATATTGAATCAACATTTAATGTCGACCTAACCTCACAGAAAGCTCAAGATGAACGCTCTAAGTTTGTTGATTTCATTAAGGAAGTCGCACCGAAAGATGATGACGGCCAAGTAGTGGAATACCCAGACCTCGTAGCAACTTATAAACTTTTCAAACAAGTCAATAAACCAGACAATTCAAAGGCTAAAGATTTAGCTTCTCGTGGTATGAATGCCTCTAAAGACGCCACACTTGCTCCTACGGGACAGGGAAAATCTTGGAGCGATGTGGATAAATTCTTTAACAGTTTATCAAAGTAGTAATATTATTAATTAAGTAGCTAGTATTGAAGTGATTTGAGGTAGCTTGTACATTGAAAATGAAAGTGGTATGATATGAACATGAGTAACGGAGGTTACAGAGCAGGTTCAGGTCGTAAAAAAGGTTCAATACCTTGGAATAAAGGCGTGCCAATGAAAGAGACAACTAAGAAAAAGGTAAGTCTTTCTAAAAAGGGCTGTAAAGCTTGGAACAAAGGAATACCAAATACTTGGTCAGTAGAAAGAATGACTGGCAACAATTACGGTCATGTACATAAAGGCCGTAAGTTGAAACCTGAATGGAAACTCAAAATGAGCATAGCTCATAAAGGTTTAGTTTCTCCTAATAAAGGTAAAAAGATGTCTACTGTACAGAAAGCAAAATTAAGCTTAAGCCGAAGAAGTTTCCTTACAGCCATAGACTCTAATTACGATTA